AGCGAAGCGTAGCTGTCGGCGTTCGGGCCGCCCACCGTGCTATCGAGGGCCATGGCTTATTCCCCCTGTGCCTCTGCGATCTTCTGACGAAGCATGTCCGCGTCCCATCCCCAATAAGGACGCCGGCCAAGCACTCGTTCGTAACGCTGCCTCAGGCTGGCAAGCTCATCTGAACCGGCATGCCCTGTTTCGGCCACAGACGGCTCAGGATGCGCGTTCTGCATCTCCGGCTGGGGAACACCAGCCGCAACGTTCTTACGCACTGCCGGCGCTTCGTGGCCGAAAACCGCCTCGATGCGGGCGCGGTCGAAGTCGGACACATCGGGCATCAGGATCACTTCCGCACAATCCTCTCTTTCACCCTTGAAGGCGAGAGCATGGCGGATGTTCGCATGACGCTTGGTGGCCCTGATTTCAGCGGCTCGTCTCTTGGCCGCCGCTCCGTCATGGCCGTAGAAGATTAGGACGGGCTTGCTCATTGTCGGGCTTCTCCTGTCGGGCAAGGAAAGACGGGGCGACGGAAGCCGCCCCGTCCATTGTCACTACGCGCTGGCGATGACCACGCCGGCCAGATCCTTCTTGGAGCTGACCGCGATGTCCCAGTTCGAGCCGGTGCCGATGGCGGCACCGGACGGGTTGGCGCCGCCGTTGCCCACGTCCCACTTGAAGCCCTTCACGCCCGCGTTGAAGGCATATTCACCCTGGATGCGGACGATCAGGTTTTCGTTGCCGGTGACCTCATCGACAACGATATCATCCTCTTCCGTCGATTCCGCGAGCAGAGCGTTCGCGGTGAGGCCGAGGGTGTAGTAGGTTGTGGTTGCCGGAGAACCGGACGTGACAACCAGAGCGTCAGAGTCCGTCACCACCACCGGGCGGTTGAGGGTGAGCGGAGTGCCGGTGCGGACGTTGAAGTTCGACACGCCGTCGATGTTTTCCGCGATCTGGTCCTTCACAAGGTCGTAGTAGGCCTTGGAGTGCATGACCCAGCAGACGATACGGTCGGCACGGTCACCGAACTTCGCCAGGCCGTTGACGAGGCCTACCGTCGAGAGCGAACCGTTGGACGGGATCGTGTAGAGCACGTCCGAACCGTAATTGACGAGCGCGGCACGGCCGGCAAGCAGCACGGTGTTCAGCATGTCGAGCTGCTGCGCAACGGACGCCTGCTCCGCGATGATGTCCGTGAACTCAGTCTCGGAGTAACGGGACATGATCTTGCGGAACGAGTCGCGGGTGTTCGCGACCGGGCCGATCTTGCGGTTCAGCTTGACGCGGATGAACTCGTCCTGCGTCAGTGCCAGATCGGGGACGGGCGAGGTCGAGGCCGTGTTACGCCGGCTGATAAGGCCGGAGATCGACTTGAAGAAAGCCTCGTACTCGTAGTCACCGCGCTTGGACTGCGTGGTCATGACGATCGCCCCGTTCGACGCCTGATTGAAGGCGGTGCCGTTCTGGGTGAGGATTTCCGTCATGCGGGTCTGCAGGTACTCCTGGTAGACCTTGAAATCGGATGCTTTACCGACTGCCATTGATCATTCTCCTGAGGGATGGCGTTGATCCATGTCCCGATCAGAGAGGCAGAGCCTTGTAGGCTTCGAGCCCGTATTCATCGATGAACGCGGCGCGCTCCTTCGATGTCTTCAGATCGGAACGTCTCTTCACTTTGCTGCCGGCTCCCCCGGCTCCAGTGTCGGGCTGCTTCCCACTGCCCCCACCCATCGGGCTCTTGAAGAGCGACGGGTATTTCTCGACGGCTTCCTTGACGAGATCGTCGAAGGTGGCTGTGCCGTCCTTTGCTGAGCCGGCCATCGGCGTCTCGCCATCGACCGACATGATCTTGATGATGCGCTCGGAACCGTCGCGCTCGAACTTGATCCGGCGCGCCAGACGGTCCGGCAGCAGTTCAATTCCTTCCTCGGTCGCGCCCGCTTTCGTCAACGCGGCCATGAGGCTCGTGTTGATGATGGCGCTGCGCTCTGAGGCGCGCGCCGCCTCCAACTCCGCCTCAAGTTCCTGCTTTTCCCGCTCCCACTTGCTGCGGTGCTGGGAAAGAATCTTCTCGATATCGCCCTCTTCCTCCGCCTTCTTGCGCTCCCGCTCCTCGGCGGCCTCGATCAGTTCGGCAATCTCCTCGGGCGTCTTGCCGACACGCTCCCATGCCTTGATCTGCTTCTCGTACTTTTTCCGGGCCTCGCGCTCCTTCTGAAGCGCGGTTTTCAGCTCTGTCGGGTCGGGCGTCTCGGGCAGTCCTTCCACTGCCAGGAAGAACTTTCCGTCACGCTCTTCATAGAGGTCGTGATGTGCTTCATCGATGTCGTCGAGGGTTTCGACGGTGTAGGGTAGCTTTGCCATGGTGGTTTTCAGCCTCTCGCTGGTTGGGGTTGGGCGTCACGCCCATGAAAAAGGCCACTCGGACATCGCGCCCAAGCGGCCGTCGGGAAGATCGTGTGGTTGGTCAGAACTTGCGTTCGCGTTCCATGCGCCGAAGCGCAAGTTCCGGCGTCTCTCCGGGGAGAAGGTCATAGCTGCAACCGACGCACCCGCCTTTCCAAGAGCCGGTACGCTCGCCCACCTCGTCGGAGAACTTCACATCAATGGAGCGGCCAATGCGGGCGCCGAGACGAGTCCAGCGCAGCCAGCGACGGCGATGCTCATATTCGCGTACCGTCACAGTCGCTGTGCGCTCCTGAATCTCTCCGCTGCGAAGGACATAACGATAGGGGTACTCGGCACACCACTGATGCTTTTCGCGCACCATGCGGATGCTTTCGTAGTGGTCAAAATTGGTCTTGAAGCGGGATTTCGGGTTAACCCCAGGCCGATCGCCACGCAGTTCATGTACCCACGAACCGTCTGAAAGCAGATAGCTCGTACGGAACCAGTCCCATTCCCACGGCAGATGCACGATCTTGGTGCGGTCGCCCCAATTCAGATGCACCGCTGACCAGCTATCGCCACAGAGCGAGAAGCCCCATTTGTCCATCATCTGCTCGCGCGGTGCACGGCGCGGCAGGAATGGTAGGCGCAAGAAAATGTTCGGCCAGCCGAGATGAACGTGAAGCGACCAGTTCTCGTCTTCACTCCAATTGATCAACGCTAGCGCCATCCCGAAACGGAAGCTGATCTCCAGCCACGTGAAGCGCAGATATTCCCGGCTGCACTCGATCAGGCCGAACCAGCGCCACGCATAGGCGCGCGCGTGCGCAATAGCGTTCATATCAGTCTTCCTTTCGTCGGGTTTAGGAATTGAGCCAATCTGCCGTCGGCTCGCCCAGAAGCTCTCGGGTGTATCCGGACATGCTCCGGGTGAAGTCCTTGATGTACGGCAGCGCCACGGTCCATGCGTCCGTGAAGCTCTTCACCTCATCCCAGGGCTTGGCATCGAAGAAATGCGCCTGCTCGGCCTGCATCGGCACGCCGCAAAGCACAACCTTGTCGAAGCCGTGTTCCAGCGCCACCTTGACGGCAAACAGGCCAGAAGAGCCGGAAGCCGACATGCCCGGCCAACGGTAGTCCGTCCTGTAATCGGGCTGCATCCGGTTCGGCAGCGCTTCCCAGATGTGCCCCTTGTGCCCGGCTATGATTTTCGCAGGCGGAAATCCCTTGTCGCCTCTTTCCACGATCCACTGCGCTGCTTTCTCGATGTGCAGCGTGGCGAAGATTTCAACCTCGCCCGAGTAATGCGCCAGCATGTCATTGACGGCGACAACCGCGTCATAGGAGCCGATCTGTTTTGCTCGTTCCAGATCGTCCCAGACGCAACGGGCGCCCCCGAGTACCAGGCACGACTTCACTGCCAATACCTCAGAATGGGATGGTTCGCTGGAAGCTGGTGTGGCTTCTCATCGCCGTGGAAATAGCAAATCCTCACACCATCCAAGCCCTTGTCCTTCACATGACGCTTGAAGGACTTCACTTCGCCCGGGAACAGATCGTCGATGAAGACGTGCGGGAAGCGACGGACCCATTCCATGTCGTTCTGCCCCTGGTGCATCTCCGCGATGTGCTTGTGGCCGGCAGGGACCAAGGCGACCCCGTTGCAGGCGATCTCGGGCCTGTTCGGATCGCGTGGCAGGGCAAGCGTCTTTTCCTTCATGCAGTATTCGGCCAAGTGATCGATGTTGCCGACGATGACCGTATCAAGGCCAACGAGGATCATCGGCTCATTGAGGCGATAGGGCTCGATGCAGGCTCCGTATCCCGGTTCCTTGGCGAGGATCGCATCCTGCTCGATGCCGGGCTCGAAGATGCGAGGGCGGTCGGTGAAGCACACGAAACGGAACGGGATCGTCAGGTTGCGCTTGAAGCCGCGGTAGAGGCGATGCACCCACTCTTCGTCGTACATGCGCGAAAAGACTTCGGAATGCCGGTTCGCATCCCAGAGCAACGTAGCGACTGTCAGCACGGGGGCCTCATTCGACTTCGATCAGAAGGACTTCCTGCGTTTCGCGGTCACGGTCCCGCAGACGTTTCATGCGCCGGTTGTGACCGTCGATCAGCATGTCCACGCGTCATGAGCGTGCCCACCTGTGCCGTTTCTCGCGCCAATTCGTGGGCACACAGGGCGATTGGTAGCCATTGCGGCGATAGACCACCCCCGGAGGCACATCGCGCTCCACGACCGCCCCAGCGGCCACCACCGCCCCCTTGCCGATGGTTATCCCCGGCAGGATGACCGCGCCCGCTCCAATCGCCGCGCCGTCCTCGATGATGACGGCCCAATGCTCGCCGTTGCGAAGCAGATCGTCGCGATAGCCGTCCTTGGAGGCGAAGGGCCAGCAATCATTCGCCAGCACGACATTCGGACCGAGGAAGACATCGGAGCCGACTTTAAAGCCCGCCCCTGCCATCACGCCGCCCGAGATGATCACGCGATCCCCATAGACGGAGCCGTCAAGCATGGCGAAGGGCGAGACGGAGCAATCCTCGCCCAGCACCGTGCCCCGCGTGATCGAGGCGAACTGCCAGACCTTCGTCCGCGCGCCGATGGTCGCCCCATCGACATGCGCCAAGGGGTGAATGAAGGCGGTCTGGTGGATCAAGATCAGTCACCGGAATCAGTCTAGCTCTTCGACCATCGACGCCTCGGTGCGAAGAACCTCGACCACTTCCTCCTTGCTCATATGCGTGAGCATGAGGTGGATCGCGCATTCGAGGAATGAGATGGACGAGCGACGGAGCCAATCGGCCGCCGCCGCTTCCGCCATCTCTTCGAGGCGGTCGCGTTCGGACATCGGTTTTTCTACAGAAGCTTCGTTACCTTGCCTCGGGAAAGGCAATAGACGCACACATGCGCCTTCGTCCCGCCTGTCTTGCGCCCGTCAGGCTTTCGTCGCGGCGCAAGCGTGACCTCGATTGTCATGCTTGTCTCAACCCCGATATCGTTCAGGCACTGCCAGCACGTGACCTGTTCGTCCTGGTCGAGCCCGGTGCGCCGCCACGTGCGCGGCTTGTCCTCGGGCCTATCGCCGTCATGGACTTTCAGATGGGAACGGTCGCGGAAATCGGTTTTCACCGCCCCTTTATGCCGCAAGACCGGCCCGTTTGAAAGCCTCTGCGTCCCGTTGCCTCAATTCGTCCAGCGTCCACTCGTCGCCGGCCCGGTTCACGAACCGGTCGATGTCAAGCCCGCCCTCGCGGAAGAGCTTCGCCCGCGTCGGGCCAAGAGCCTCGTCCTGAACGCTGGCAGGCTGCTTTCTCAGCCATTCGCTGTAGCTCATCGTGGCCGGGACCTGACCGTCCATGCTCGCGCGGGTCGAAGGCGCGATTTCATCCAGATCAATCCCAAGCTCACGAAAGCTCTTGGTCACAGGGATGCGAACGCAACGGCAAGCGATGTGCCGGGGAGTCTTCGGGCCTTTGCCGATCTCGAATTCCTTGCGGTCCAGAGACTGGCACGAGAGACAGGTCCTCGTGTCGAGTGTGGCGGCCCACATCTCCTTGGCGATGACGTTCTTGTTCGCCTCGTAGACCTTCTCCCTCGCCACAGATGCCGTATGCGCGACAGCGGTGCGAACCATCGCCTCTGCACCGCGCCGGCCGATTTCCATGATCCCGTCACGGTATTTCTGGGCGCGTGTGCCGCGAATGCGGCGGACGATCTGATCCACCGTCTCGCCCTCGACCATCCCGAGCCTGATGGCGTCCCTGACGCGCCGTGCACGTCCCTGCTCCAGTTCCGACAGCCAGTCCTTGAGGAGCTTGCCCTGAAACGGGCGTGCCGTAACGATCGCCTCCAACTGCTCGACGCTTGGCGTTACGATGTCGATCTCGACCGGGATCGCCCGCGACAAGAGGTTCTGCTGAAATGATGCTTCATAGGCGGCGATCTCTCGCAGCTCCTTTCGGAGTTCCCTGCCAAGGATGACATGAGCATCGCGATTGATGCGCCATATCGCCTCCAGCAGCTTCTCCAACCGCTTTGAGGTGAATGACCCTTCCAGTGTCGCGCCACGGGCTGATAGCTTGGCGACAATCTCGGCATCCGCCTTGTTCAGGATCGGAATCAGCTTGAGAAGCACCGAAGTGCTCAGGCGCTGAATGCCGATCTGATGGCGGATTTCCAGATCGAGGATCGTTTCGTTGACAGTCGGCATTCACATCGCCTGCGCGACGATCCAGGCAGCCGCCACGATGGCGATAGGCCAGCGCAGGGCCAGAAGCAGCAGCACGAGCCCGGCAAAGAGAGTGGCGACGACAAGGCCGACAAAAGCCAAGGCCGTCTCAAGGAAATAGATCACGCCGCCACCTCTTCGTCTTCCTCGTCCTCGCGCCCGATCATGCCAAGGGCCGCACCCTCTTCCTCGATCCTGGCGGCCTCTTCCTCGGGCTCGAAGTCGTCCATGAGGACGCCGCGACGAACCATCTCTTTCCAGAACGTCTTGCGACTGATCAAGCCGGCGTTCACCGAGGCAAGCAGCGCATTGATGTCCGCCGCGTCCCGCATCGAGATCCCGAAATCGGTATTGACGGTGAGCGAGCCGCCCGCATCTTCACCGAGCCCGTCATATTGGGCCATGTACTGGAAGCAGCGTTCCAGGGCGTCCTTCAAATTGTCGGCCATCATGGCAAGCGGCGCTGTCATGGCGGCTTCGTCAATGGCCCTGCCCGTCGCCGTCTGCTCGCCCGGCTTCGGGATCAGAAGCTCCAATCCCAGCGTCTGCATCTGGAATTCGAGGTCTTTCAGATCCTCGCGCCCGGAACCGATGGCGGCACCGGAATGCTCGACAATCTTGAGATCGGCATGCTCCGAAGACGCATACAGGAACGAATTCGGCCCGATGGTGATGGCTTCCTCGTCATTGAAGCCCTTGCCGAACCACATCGGAACGCGGGCGACATGCAAAATGTTGCGCTGGTCGCTCGACGACTGCCAGTGAGCCAGGTTGACATAGGCGAGGTCTTCAAGCGGCGGCTCGCCCGTCATGAAGCCGGTGCGGTTGACGTAGACCGGGACGAGCGTGATCTCCCTCAGGCTCGTCATGCCCTCGTCAATGACGATCCAGTCGCCTTCCTTGCCCCGCGTCTGTTGGAACTCGAAGAGGCGCCAAAGAACGCCGCTTTCGGTGCGATCGAAGACGCGGACGCGCTCGACGGTCTTTTCCGCGAACTCGTCTTCGGGATTGTCCACCGTCGCTAGCTCGTAGATGCGGGCCTGCGTCAGCACCTCGCGCCCGTTGATCGTGGCCGACTTCCAGCCGATCAGGTTCTCAGCCTTGACATGGACGAGATACGGACGCCGGCCCATCTCGATGTCATCGCGCCTCGTCGCGTTGGGCGTCTGAGGCGGCATCTCGACGAGGATGTAGGAGATGCCCGTCTGCAGGCCGTCATAGAAAACGTCATAGGCGAAGTTCGACAGATGACGGCCTGTCAGGTCGATGTTCTCGGCATAGACGCGAAGGCGCTCGGGGACATCATCGCCAAGCTGGACGGGCTTTGCGAAGACCTTGCCCGCCATATCCTTGACGGTCTTCCGGAAACCGTTGAAGAGCGTCGAGCGATCCAGCCTGATCTGGTACGCCCTTTCGCTCTCCGCCGGCTCCTGGGGCAGATACAGCTTGCCTGCCGCCCGCATGGCGGCCGTCCCGCCCATGAGAGTGCGGGGAAGACGCCATTTCTCACTGCACTTCTGGTAGAGATCAGAAGGTGTAGCGACAGTGCTTGTCATATCAGAAGCTCGCGAGATTTGGCGGTGCGGCGCTTGATCATGGGCGTTACGGCATAGCGGACGGAGTCGATGTAGTGATTGTGAGCATCGACGATCTGCGGAAGAATGTCGCCCGTCAGCCGGTCAACCTTGTACGAGTACAGCCGGAATTCCTTGATCGTCTCGGCACACCGAGGATGGATGACGATCTCCCGGAACGACCGCATGAACGCTATGCCGTCCTCGACGCTGCCCGTCCACTTGTCCACGGGCTCCGAGCGAGGCAAGCCGTGCCTGCGCAGATGGCTTA